AGTTGGGAAAAGAATTTTCTGATTAAATCCGGGGGCCTTGGAGAGCGAATCTCCTACAAAAAAAGGAACCTTAATTCTAACGAAGCCGCCTACCTCAGAAGTCTTATCTTCTAGAATTAATGGGAGCGGCGCATTTTCAGTTCCATCTAAAATTAAAATACTTTGAAGAGCTTCGCTAGTCACAAATTTCTCGCCATGAGTCGCTAATTCAACACTAAGAGATTCGGCTATTGATTCTTCGCTTGTCACCCAGCCATTAGGCAACATGCTTATAAGACCCATACCCTTGGCTCTCTTAATAATATGTCGCTTGGCTCGGGTATAAGAACCACCACGACCAACAGAGCGAATAGCGCGACGCAAAGCATCCTTATCCGGAATAGGAAAAGAACCATCTGGCAAGGCCGCGCCCTGACTAGCGTATCTTCGACGTTGTCGCGCAGAAAAGAATCTAGAAGCTTGGGTTAGCTGATCAGCCGTAAGAGCAATATCTTCATCATTAATAATACTGATTTCTTCTAGCATAACATTAAGGGCATGATCTTCTTGGGCCACTCCCCAATTTTGAGGAAGCGTGCCAATCATCTGAAGCTCCCGAGCCCTTTGGATAATATGTCTTTGAACTTCAGCCGGCCCATAAACTAAAGATAAGGCTTCAGCAACAGGTGGATTTATAAACTTCTGAATTGCATTACGCAGTTCTTCAGAATTCCTAATTGTCCACTCGCCATTAGGCATGGCCTGGCGGCGCGTTACTGCTCGACCCGTAGCTGAGCGGTCTATATCAGCACGATTCATTTTATCTCTATCGCTATCTCGAAATTCATCTTCGTCAGCGCCACGGCTCTTGCCCCCAACTCGCGCCAAGGCCAAGTTACCGGTGGGATCAGCAGGATTTACACTGCCAATCGTAGTAGCCTGAACAAGAGTCTTAGGTTTCATTTCTTAGGACTCTTAGGCTTTTTAGGTTGCCTAGGTTGCTTCTTGGTGTCTTGCAGTGGGTTGGGTGGTAAACTTAAACTACCAGTATCAGTACTCAAAATTAGCTACCAAGTCTTGCGCCGTTGGGCCAAAACTCCTGAATCTTAGTTGTAGGATCTGAGCCATTAGAATCAGGATAATTAGGACCAGGCTGGCCAGTATAAACAGTAGTATTGCAAGGAACCTGACCCCAACCCCCTTGCATCGTACCTCCTGGCATACCATTATTAGGCTGGAAGGCTAGACCGGGAAGAGTGTCCGACCCGGCACCCATCTTCTTAGCCAATTTAGACTACCTCCTTAGTTATTGTCTAGTTGTCATAGCCAATTGCTCGTGGCAGCTTCGCCTTTATCTTTGGCATATCAGCTAGCCAATTAGTAAATCTTACACCTTTGTCATCGAAATAGAGATCCGCGTGATCTTTCTCGGAAACCCTATCATATGGTACCGACCATTGCTGAAGCCACTGTCTAATACCAGCTAGTCTTCGGATAGAGTCAACTAGCGTATGAGTTTGCCTATGCCAACCCGCACAAGAGACTGTTATGGTCACACCATCTTGATAAAGCTGTTGAATGCAATCTACTGCATCTGGACGCGGCGGCGCCACGCGCATAGATGATGAAGCAGTAGATAAAGTTCTATGCAAATCTACATCAAGCTTTGATCCCGAATAGCCGCGAGGATAATCCCTAAAAAGACTAGAATCAGGCCAGATTTCTATCTCCTCTCCAATTCTCTTTTTTTCTTTTCTAGTCCACAGACCCATACCATCAATAAAGAATCGACGCTCCATTTCTTTTTCAGCTTGCTCGCCTAATTGATCCCAATCTGGTGGCTTAGATAAACCTTCTTTCATTGAAGGGTCACCTGGAATTTCAATCATTCTGTCATCGTAATATGCATCACTAGGAACTTTTGGTAAAATTAAGTCTATAGGTAAGCCATATCTCATCTTCCAACTATTAATCATTGCTAAGCGAGCATTAAAGACCTCTAGTCCAGCAATCCCATCATAATATAGACCAGCAGTAGCGATATGAATGCAGCTACCCCGAGACTTCCAGCGATCCATCCATTTCTTTACATTAGGAAATGGGTCAGAAAACTTATCCGTAAGGGGATAATTTCCACCATCACCCTTAAATATCTGAGGCTTAATCGTACCATCAAAATCAAAAGTAAGGACAGGATGTGGTTCGTCGGGATCATGTTGATGCTCTTTAGGTCGCGGTATGAATTCCGCTACCTGCTCTTCTAAAAGAGTTCTATCTTGCTGTAAAGTAGATAGTTTATCTATATACCATTCAACATCCTTGGCCCGAGCATCCTTCTCGACTTGAAGCTGTTGACCGTAACTCGTATTATCTCTGCCTCTAGCTTCCTTTTCTAATTTAAGATTAGTGCGAACTAGACCTAACTCATTCCTAATACTATCAACTTCCCGTTCTATTTCTAAAATACGCTCACGGAGAGGCCGATAGAACTTCTCGGCTAGGGAATCTGAACCAGGATCAATTTGAAGAAGTGTGACCGTTCGAGCGTCCATTTATTGATCCTTGTAACTTATAAGCCAGTCGAGTCAAATCTTTATCAATCTCATCTGTAGTTTGATATAATGCTTGCAGTAAAGCTGCCGACTTATCAACCCCAATTTCAGCAGTAGTAGATTTAACTCCATCTGGATTAGGCGTGGGTGGCATATCATTATCGCCCGGATCGTGCCGAGAATATCGACTCTGGGTTTGCTTATCTTTCGCTGTTCGCTTATATCCAGTAGGATTAGGCAGTACCTTACCTTGACCCTGGTCTTTAGGAGATTTTCCTGCCGTAGATATTGCTGCGGTCTTGGGCTTACCCGGCGCTGGCTTACCCGGTACTTGTGACGATGGTTGAGCCTGAGCTATAGCCAAAGCTTGAGCTTGGGCTTCAGCCTGGGCTTGTTCGATACGCTCCTCAATCTCATCCATCTCTTCATCATTCATATTAAAGACATGTTGCTGTGCCCAACGTCCATCAATGGCATCAAAAGGCGGATTAGCATAAATTGCGTGAGCTTGAGCCCGATAAAGCTCTGATTGAGCCGCATTGACTTGGTCTACAGCACTTAGGGCCGGCCAAGAAATCTCGTACTCAGTTTGCTCGGGATCTATATCAGCTAGAATTAGTGCAATATCAAATAATTGTTTTAGCCCTTGACCTATAATTTGTTGAATATCTCGAAGGAAACGAACGTACTGGACATCTTGAATGCTATTATGAACAAAAATTCCGACCGTTAGTGCAAAATTATGCCATTCTCCTACAGTTATATCATAAACCGGCTCCTCGCCAGCATATTCAATAGCTATAATCTTATGATTAATAATCGAAGTCGTTTTTGAAACATCAGAATCTTTATGATGTCGTACCGAGGCCCAGCTATTAGCAGATTTTACAACTCTATGAGTATAATTCCAAACACCAGTGGACGGTTCTTGAATCATTTCGTAGCCTTCTAGCTCATCTTTAATTTCCTTACTAGAAACCTTACGATAAAGCGGCATCAAACCATCACCAACTCGCAGATCAGCAACAGGTCGGTAGGTACCATCTCGCATCATACAAGGATGAGTAGCCGTCGCTCGAAATGATTCTCCACTATCTAGTATAACTTTCCAGACTTGCCGCAACGGCGAAGTTTGGGCAGCCCACTCAATCTTTCCAGGCTTAATCTTTAAAGTTTTCTGGTCTACAGAATAAACCCAGTTTTCCTTACCATCATTATATTCTTGAACTAAATCAATTATAGGAACTTCCCGTCCATCTAGCAAAGATATCTTAGTATCGCCCGTTAGACACAACGTGCTCTTAGAATTGATATCTTTCTCAAAACCAAGATGAGCCCTGGGTACACGAAGCGCTGCGGTAAATTTACGATGAAGATATTCAATATCAGTGATGTCATGAATCCCAACATTCTTGGGATCAATAACATCAACTTTAGTCTGCATAGGCTGGATTTGTTGACCAAGCTTGATCCAGCCACTGCTAACAAAGAAATCCGTCATTACACTAAACGGATTCTCGCGACGACCATCCACATGCATTCGCTGCATGACCGCCATCTGAAAATCTTGCAGGGCACGACGACGCTCGTTCGGTGGCAACCCAGTTGTATCTACATAGAATACAAGCTTAAGAATATCTCTAGTCAGACGACCAACAATTAAAGATTCTTCTAGAGCCTTAAGCTTCTTATAAGTAATTCTCGCCACTCGTAAATGGCTCTTGCCATAAGGAGAGAATCCATCATGATTAAGTCGTATATGAATAACTTGCCAGGGCCAGAAAGTAGCAAGCATAGCGCCAGTGCTCTCGGCTTTCTGCTCGAAAGCGCATTCCTCGCTACCATTAAGAACCTTCCCGGACTTCTTATCATACCGAGGTTCGCCGAGAATAAGATTACCAGTCAAATCCTCATTGCGAAACATAGTTATTGGAGGCAGTTGCTTAACATCAACTACTTCCCCATTTTCATTGATAACAGTTTCAGCGAACATATCGCCGTACTTCACGAGATTACGAACCATGGGGCGAACACGCTCATGAAGTTTACAAATTGCTATAACTTCATCGAGGATATTCAAGACCTTAGGATTGCGAGCGAATACCTGGAAGCTCATCTGCACGCCATCGTCGCTGGTCGTGACATTATTGGTAATAGTATCGAGGGCTACGCTGGCCTCTTCCGAGGCTTGGTCGATCTCTTCTACGTCCTTATATGTAGCCCGGCGGGTAACATCGAATTTGAACTGTCGATCGTAGAGACTTACTAGCCCCTCAGAAACGATTCCAGTTTCGGTAGTGTTCTGATCCTGCGGCTGAGGCCCTGTTCTGGGATTAGCGTGAAAAAAGAATTCCGAGATACGCCGAATCAGACTAGGTTGCCGGCGTGGCATGAGATCGGCTGGTGAAAGACTTCGATTCGGGCCTTCTGTGCCCGGCGGCGCTATTGCCACTAGCTAAACATCGACCTCCCCTTTTTAATTTTAAGCATTATCACTAGTTCTTGAACCCCATTCCTCGTCAGCCATAATCATATTTCTCATAAGACCTAATAGGTGGGGATGATCAGGATATTTCCAGTCATCAGGTCCTACATCAAATCGAGTGTCTATTTTAGGTCCAAGATACCCAAAAATATCTTTTAACTTAAATGATGAATCCTTTTGAGAATAAATAATATCAGCCCAATCAACCAACATTGTCAAAGTTTGCAATGATAGAGAATCTGGACCGCAACTCAATATATCGTGATCCTTACCACGCTTTCTTAACATACGAGCCAATGTAACTGATCTTACATTTCCGCCATTGCAAACACAAAGAACTCTCATATATCTCTACGCTCTACATTATAATAACTGGTCCCTACTCCAAATAATCTACGAAGAACCTCTTCATCATCCCTTTCATAAAAAGGCAAATTACCCGTAGTCGGATCAGTTCGATGTAATATTCCAGAAGGATAGCGCGGAGGAATATTCGAGGCTGCTAAGGCTATGGGATAGCTAACTGTTTCCGGGTCTAGTTCACGATTTATTGGAGTCTTAACTACGCCCCGTGTTCGCGCTCTTTGCTCATGAGAAGTATCTATAATAGATACACCTCGAAACCCAACCCCATTACCCGGTCGTATTTTGTTTATTGTATTGATAATAATATTGCCTTTGGGCATTAAGATGCCTTCTTCCTATACTGAACTCTCTCTATTTGATTGAAGACTTGAGCCAAAACTACTACGGCTTGAATGCTATCCCAAAGACTAGTAAAAACTAGAGTTAGAATTTGTCTATTAAATACTAATCCAAACACCTTAGTATTAAGAGGCATAGGAATAACAGTACCCAAAGCAACAATTCCTAAGAGCAAAAACATAGCATGGGCACCGGCCGATGCCCTGGCGCCTCGCACATCAATTTGAGCGGTTTTAGCTAAGGTACCATTGGCCTTTAGAAATTTAGCCGCCCTCAAATTATTTCTAATATCTTGAGCGATTAATAAGTTAGCAGTTATTCCCACCAAACCCAATAAAACTACAAGAACCCGTGTAATTATAATTATCGTTGCCATTCTCTGTTTTCCGAGACCCCTCGCAGGCGTGTCTGCTCTTTCAGAAACTGCACTCGCTGTTGGATCTCCGCCAGGTCTCTCATTTGATTTTCTTGTTCCCTGCGAAGGCGGGAGCTTCCTCTTAGGTAGTCAAATATTTTTACTATACTTAGCTTCACCTATAATGCTCCCTCTGAACTAGAGGAATTAAATCTTCTTTTATTACCTTCAGCGCCGCCGCAAACAAGGACTGATTTGTAGCTAACAAGGTACGCAGTTCACGATTTTCCCGATAGAGAAATATCATGATAATTATTAATAAGGCTAAGGCCCCATAAGGACCAATTATATAGCCAAAAATCTTATCGATATCAAAACTAGCGAGCGCATCAAGTATAAGCATTAGCCACTTAAAACCGATAAAACTTGTGGCCAGCTTTCAAAGCGCAAGGCGCGACTATCAATATGGTAAAGAGCCGGAGGCTTAACATTAGTTACCTCAAACTGAAAACTACGACCGCCCCGGTTACGCATAATCCAATCAGAGATTTCAGAAAACTTAGAAGAAGGACTGGTAGTAACCACAACTAATCGATACTTCCAACTCAACTCTTGCAGAGCATCCATAGCTCCAGCTACCGATTCATTATTTAGCATATCGGCGCCAAGCAAGCTATCAGAAATTGTACGCTCAAAAGCAATAGCTATGGCGGGCTTGGTTAAATACACTAAGCTTTCCTTTTATTCATAATGTGTTTGAATCATTTTTCTCCGAGTTAAAACTAGGGGACCTCGATCGTCCATAGTTGTATAGGTTTCGGCTAGGCCAATAATCAAGTAACGCAATGCGTCCATCATGTGTCGAGCAGGTTGCGGCGAAGCGGGCTTATCCAATAGCTCATCTTCATCATTAGAGTTTTTAGCCCAGACATATTGCTCTCGATAGTCTATCAGAGCTTTACAGCTAGGGAATACCCTTAAACGACCAGTCTTAAATCGATCATAGACTAAGTCTATACCCGCAAGAATATCGTTATTAGACTTTTGAATCTCGTAACCTAGCTCGGCAGCGGTAAGCATTTGATCGGCACCGCTAGGATCGCCAAAGGCACCATCTACTTCTAAACCAGCCTTCTGCCATCTTTCTACGTGCTGGCGCATAGTCATAGTTGGGGCTTCGTACTCCGCCACTATATAAAGAATATCTCGATGAGGGTCAAGTCTAGCCCAAACCGCAGCGTTTGGATCATTAATTCCAAAGTCGTGTCCAGAAAAACAAGGCCAGCCTGGAGGAATGCCATTAGGGAATTCTATTTCTGGATCTACGATTATTTCATCGGAGGGCGGATCTGAATAAATTAGACCAAATGGGCGTGCGAAACGACCTTCAAAAAAAATCTCGAAATACTCCGGGCGTCGGCGGGCCTTTATTTCTGCAACAACCTGTGGATCGAAAGATAGATTATCTAACGATTTACAAGGAACCCATTCAATATCTGTACGTTTCCCTTCTAAATAAGGTTTATATATATCAGTCAAAAGCCAATTATTATAATATGGTACACTTGTAAGAAGAATAGGTGCTTTATGTAAATTAGTCCTACGTTCAGCAACGTCGAAAGAACTTCTACTAATTTGTCCACATTCATCAATCCAGACACCACCCTTGAGGTGGCTCCCTTCTAGACTAAGAGGATTCTCACTTGAACCAAATAATATCTGAGAATTATTATTATGCAGCGTCATCGTGGCTGTGCTGCGATTCATAGTGTACCTAATCTTATAATTATTTAAAAATTCTTCAACGCGACGGATCATTACCCGTTCTACATGCCTATTGTAGCTTAAGCCAATAGCGATACATTGACTATCTGGCTCTTTTAACCACTTAGTAATAATAATATATGGCGCCATCCAGGTTTTTCCTGAGCCGGTGCCTCCAATCAATGCAATTATTCTCTTTGAGGAATTATACGCACGAAGCTGAAAATGAAAAAAGAGCGCCGGACCTTCGCCCTCCCTGCTAGGCTGATTGCTCTTTTTTGTTTCTTCTGTCATCAAATTCCTTCATAACAAAATAAAAAGATTCTATTTGTTCTAATGTAGCAGCTCGTTTAACATTATTACACCTTCTACAACAGGCTACAAGATTCTCAAATACATATCCAATAGAATTATCAACCCTATCTATTCCAGTAAATTTATAGATGCTGCTATTGCCATTGCGAGCAACTCCCTCCCTATAGCTACCACAATATCTACAGGATTGCTCTATTAAATACCTAAATTGACCCTGAGTTATATTCCACAATAGGTTTCGTTTTTTAGCACCATTTTTATACGAAACTATTAATGCATTAAAGGCTGCAAATGATCGGTCACGATAAGAGAATTTATCTGCGCAATGAATACAACTACCACTGCGTCCACTTCTTAATTCATATGAATTAACATCACTTACTCGATTGCAATCACAAATAACCTTCCAAAAAGCTGCTTTCTGTCGATTATTATGGCTCTTTGATTTATACCCAGAAAATTCAAGGACCATCCATTTTCCGAATCTTTGACCAATTAAATTTTTAGTTACAGGATGAAGCCCAATCCTCACATCTATATTTGATTTGCTTGTTTTCTCTTTTTTAACTTTAAGCCGAACAGAAGGAGCAATCCAATTCTTGGTTCCAGCAACCATAATATCCATAAGTTCTTTTTGGTCTATCATCTTCTCTTCTTCAACATTATTATTGTTTTGACAATGTTCAAATTCTCAAGATTGTTAGATATGTCCAAGCGAACATCTGGTTGGCTTATTTTAATGAAACAAGTGTCACAAATATTTTGTAATTCAATAGAGAGACTTAGTCTAAGAAATGAGCCAGATAATCCGCACTTCTCACAAATTGCCATCAGAAGGTGCTTCTATCGATCTAGGAGCTACCTGATTTTCTATTATTAATTCTTGTGCCCGAGGGTCGCCAGGATGCGGCATTATATTTATTTGGATAGGCTGATTAGTCGTTTTTTCTACGAGCTGGTCAGCCACATCAATACCGTGCAGGCGAGCTTGTCGCTCTAAAACTTTAATCCCAACCTCAACGGCTCGTTCGCGACCTTGTTCAATTTTAGGTACTAATCCTCGCCAAGCCATCTCCAAACGTTCATCTTGTAGGGCTCGAAGATGCTTAACATCTTCTGTCTCATGCTTATCCATGAGTCGCTGATAAGCAGCTTGAACATGCTTGCCCGACTTATACTCTAGAAGTTCAGCTATCTCATCCCAAGAATGACCCTTGGTTCTTAATTCTAGAATTCTAAAGGTCTTAGCTCTTTCAAACTCTCCCGAGCGCTTAATCTTCTTATTAGTCGTTTGTGGCAGCAGAGGCTTAGCATCAGTTTTCTTTTCAGCATTAATAACTGTTAAAGCAGTAGCCTCGGCAACCTTATCCGCCTCGATTACTAGTCGAGTTAATCGTTCAGTTAAATCTTCCGGATTATTCCTCGGGCGTCCACGATGGGTCATAAACTTTATCCAGATTCATGCCAGTGCGAAGATCCATCACCGATGGCTCTTTACCTGGGGGAATTAAAGATTCGTCAACAGGCTGATCATTACGATGACCCCAGACAATTATCTTATCCGTAGGCGAGGCATTATGCTCCATAGTCTTCTCCTTCGAGATTGTTCGATGTAAGCGCCTGGGCCAGAAACTTGTACTGTTGCTGTGTCGGTGATTGGCTCAAGATTATCGTTAAGGCTGCCATTGCCCGACTGACTTGGTTGATCAGATCGCTGATCCGGGCTATCTTCTGTTGAACTTCGATTTCCCAAAGACATTCCCTCTCCTGATTTTTCTCTTGTAACGCCCGCAGAATCTCTTCCCCGCTTAAAGCCATCCTTTACTCCTCTCCAAAATTCCCTCCAAGACTTCTTTAGGTACTCTTTCGCAGGCATTTTGCAAAGGACCCTCAATTTCATGATCTGTATTTAAGGTTATAAATCTACCCACGCCCATAGTGGCAATATGATAATCAATAGGATTTTTAGTCTTTTGAGATTCTTGTATAATCTGAAAATGGTTATAACACCAAAAATTACCAATATTCTCAAGAGGGTTAAATCTTCGTCGCCACCATTTCTGAATAGCCTGAACCATTAACAAACGAGGCAATCGGTTTTGGGGTTGCCTATACTCCATACTATTCGCCTAACATACTTCTATTATCTCTAGTCTGAGGTAGGTCACCATGGCGTGGATCATAAAATAGATGGTCTACCAGCATACGTAAGTCTATAGTATAATATCCACATTCTTCGTCACCACAAAACATTACTTGATTAGAAGAAAACTTCTTCTGCCAGTTAAAACTATCTGGCACTTCAAATATTAAGAACTTACTCACGGCATTATTTTCAGGGTGATTATTGGCGAGTCTGGCGTGGCTATAACTTCAATTCTCGCAGCTCGGCAACGTTTAATAACTTCTGGCATATTACTTTCCTGAATTAGTGGATCAAGAATATCTGCCAAAGGCTTAGGATCAATTTGAACTCTGAGGCTCAATGCGGCCGGCATAGGCTTGTAATTATACTCAAACCAGTTCTGTCCTGCTGGCGGCGCTTCCTCATCCTTGGCCTGGTATAGTGGCCTTCTAGTTACGACTCGCTCGGCAATGCGCTCGGCTGCGCCCGGGTTGAGGATGTCTCCTTCGGGGTTCTCAAGACTCATGGTTCCTCCTTCTCGTTCCTATCTTTGTGTTATAGCGAGACTGTCAAGTGACAGACTAGACCTACCCGGCCTCAAGATAGCACAAAAACTAACTTGTGCTATCCTTTCCTTCGAAAGGACACCGTGTGTAGGTCGAGATGCCCTGGAATGATTTTCCAAAAGCATCTCGACCTTTTTTATAGGATTAAGAATGGAAAGAATAAAGATTCAACACAAAACTCAGATAGCTTATCAACGAACTGCCCAGGGAATTATTGATCTAGCTCAAAAAATTCAAGAGGCCAATATCCCCAAGGAAGCTACAGTGGATTGGCGAAATTGGAATGCAGCCGAGTTCTTATGGAGCACAAATAATGATGGAGATCAAATATAGCTTACCCGAGCAATTAGGCAATGGTTGGTATTTTAAGCGTACTATTGGTATGGTAGAATTAAATTTTGGTCCCTATCCCGATGAACTAAATTGTCACTACAATTTACAAAGATTACGTCGAGATGATATCGCTACACCAAACGGGGCCTTGCAGCAAAACTTATTTGATCCAGGCGGCTGGCGAGCTACCGTCCAAGATATATTTGGAACTACTTCTATTGGTTCTTATCCACCAAGGGGATCGAGAGGGTGAAACAATTATTACTAGCTGAAGCATTCTTATCAGGATTTATTGGAAGTTTATCTACGTCATATAATTCATGGCATCTAGAAAAAACTTTGAAGCGAATAAGTCAATGGCCGCTTAGCACCCAGCGACTCTATACTGGAACTGTTTATGGAGCAAAGGAGCAAAGAATATGGCATCTCTGGTTTTGAGAGAACCAGACGACCCGGGCATCGAGGATAAATGTGGTGGTTGCAGTGGCGGCGGCTGTAATGATTGCGGTGATACCGGCAAAGTAAGAGGATAAGATGGCAGTAATTGAGCACGTTCCTATTTATACCAGTCTACAGCGACGTAGTAAAACTCACGTTCTCGATGAGGGGGCGGAAGGTGTCTTTTATTCTTATTGCGGGCATGTTACCACTACCACGCCCGACCATCTAGGTAATATGAAAAAAGTAGATTGTCTGGCTTGTCGTAAGTGGTATTTTCATCATAAGCGTAGGCGGGCACGAATCATGAGTCAAACCCAAGGAGAATCTGAAGTCACTACTGCCTCTAGCGATATTCCTCAATTCGAATGATTATTAATAGGTCAGATGCATCATTGGAGTCTGATATGACACCACATGAAAAGATTGATAAGCTATTTCAGGAATGTTCCGAGAAAGACTGGGATTCTTACGGGGGCACGCCCCTACATCCTTATTCAGCAAAATTAGCTCATGCGATCTGCGATGCAGTTACGGCTTTCGCTCCCGAATTTGCTTCCTTAAATATAGTTCCCATTCCCGATGGTGGCTACCAATGGGAATGGGACACCGATGAGGGCACTTATATACTTGAATTATCATTTCTTGATAATAATGATCGGATTAGCAAATCTTCTAAGCCAGTAGACCGCTAAGTGATTAATCATCTGCGACCCCTTTTGCAGCGAACCCATGGCATGCCTTGGGGGGAACGGATTATGCCTGAGTATATATTTGCTAATCCGGCCGTGGTAGCTCGAAGCTTTGTTTATTATAAAATGTATCAACGAGGTGATACATTTTGGTACCAACGTGAGACAGTTATTGTTCAGCCTAATGGTCATCCCGATTTCGTCGGGATGACCTACTTCAATTGGTTTGGACCTTATAAAGATGAAGTAGCTTGTCGAGAAGCAATTAAACAAGCCCAGGTTCGAGACAGTGTCCAATCTTAAGAAGTGGAATAACAAACTAGCCCAGCAATCCGAAGAGAAAAGTAATTGGCAAGCTCCTAGCGATCCAGTTCAGCAAGCTATATTATTACGGGAGTTCTTGCGTCGAGGTCAGCATAGGTTAGTTCTCTCTTGTGAAAGAACTCGCCAGATAGATCCTAGCAAATTAACTTCGCCAGTTATTACTTGTGCCCCAGATAATTGTAAGATGCCGTGTTTCAACTGCATGATTGCTATCTTAACAGGACGGAAGTTATGGAATTAACTTGGAACAATGAAGAGAATCCTATCTTATGGGAAGGTACTGAACTACATGTTGAAGGTGATTACGGTAATCGAATTGGTAGTTGTATTCGAATAGATATTGAGATCAATCCGCCCCTGCCGCATCAAGAAGTCTGCGTTTGTTTAACTTTAGAAGAGGCCGAGGCCGTAGCCCAGCGCTTAGTTGAAATAGTTAAGTTTATGCGTAATTTACATGGCCATAAGTAGCTTAGTAGCTGGCATAGTAATTGGAATTATCTTAACTTGTATTGTAGGCGTTGCAGGCTTCTATATCTGGATCTGGTATGCGTTTAAGAATTGGTGATGGAGATTATAAACGAGGAAGAGTATCGTCGGCGTATTACCATTCTTTCATTATCTGCTCTAGCTCATCCTCAAACAATAGAAGTAGAAATAGAAACATTTGTAGCGCTGTACGGAGAGCGGAGCAGACAATTAGTTACGAACGCGCTTTCGTGGTTAATCAAGGAAATAGAAAAGGGACGATTACCCAGCAATATGGATCACTATGAATTTATACAAGACTTAATAAATCATAGAGCAAATGATGTCAAATAAACTACCAGATGATGAAATCTTGTGGAGCATTCCAACTAGCTACGAGCGTACCTTGGAGTTTATTAAGTCTAATCAACTAGATGGTTATTACTTGGCTGGTGGAGAATACTCTACTAAGCTGTTAAGCTACAATGAGCTAGATAATCTACGTAATAAAATTGTAGAAGCTATGAATGATATGATTTACAAAGAAAAGGATGAATGGCAATGGGACTCAATGTAGGAATAAAAGTTAAGCAACAATCTGAAGGATTTATGCAACTAGGGTGTAATCCCAAAGGTACTTTAGAAGAGATCACTGACGACGTTATTAGGTACGTTGAAGACAAAGTTCCCAATGTAAGTATTCACGATGAGGGTGACTTTGCATATTCAGTCAATGACGTAAGACTCTACGAGGGCTGGTATGATTTTGATATCCGAGTAAGAAGTTATGGTGGCAATATGGTTGATAGGTCAACCAAGTTAATACAAGCACTATGTTGTTACGCAGTGGAACACTTTAGTAGCGACGAAGGCATTGAGATAAGGACTTATTGGGTTAGATGACCCATATTGTCCATATCTAGAATACAAACCTATTCAGTCCACGACTCAGTAGAGGGGAATAATAAGGTGGAGCTAATCTCAATTTTAAGTCGCGATTCGGAAGGAAATACTAAGAGAGATGAGATTCGTAATTTTATTTCACCTAATAGAGAGCTGACTAAGCATATTCAAGAATTGCTGATAGCCACACAAGATGATCCTCTTAATAATCTCCAAGAAAAAGTTTATATAGTTGATATTGGCGAGATTCTTTCGGCAGAACAGCTTCTCCTAGAACTAGAAGAGAAAGCATATTGGCTAGAGAAGAGGGTCGTCAACTATGAATAATATTGAATTTCATCCTTTTGCGAATTTCTTTCCACTACTACCAACTGAATCAGTTAGATTCAAAGAACTAACACAAGATATTCAAGAAAATGGATTAATCGATACTATTGAGTTATTTGAAGAGAAGATTCTAGATGGTCGCAATCGATATCGCGCCTGCTTAGGGGCTGGCATTGAACCTAGATTTAGTCAATACACAGGCGACAAACCGCTGGCTTATGTTCGATCTAAGAACTTGCAACGCCGTGATCTTACTGATTCGCAGAGGGCGGCAATTGCTGTTGAGATGCTGCCGGGATTGAAGGAGGAAGCGAAAAAAAGACAAAGCACTAGTGGACCTGGGTCACTTGGAGCAATAAAGACCGCTTCAGGCGAAAACGCCATAAGCGGTCAAGGCACTTCTCGCACCCAAGCTTCACAAGAATTCGAGGTGAGTGAGTATCGGATTAGGCAGGCTCAGGCAATACAGAAAGCTGATCCTGAGTTGTTCGAGAGAGTAAAGTCTGGCGAGTTGTCATTGGCTTTAGCCAGTTCGCAGATCACTA